TATCATCTTGTCGTTTAAGTCGGTAATCAAGATGCTTGCTTAAAATCCAGTTTGAGTAAATCGGATAAACAAGTAATCCGACTGCGACTAGAAACCATTCGAATGCGCCCATGTTTAGTCCTATTTGACAAAATAACTAAAATTAAGCTGGAATTTATCATTAACAGCGTAAATAAATGGTGTATCTAATTTAATACCAGTTTCGTTACGGGAAAGTTTAACCACTTGTTCATTTAATCCAATAGCACAGTTAATCATATAATCTGTTGTTGTTGATACATCAACAATTAATCCAGATTGTATATTTTGATTAAGGCTTGATGAAGATAAATAAGGTAATGCCCATCTATACTGCGTTGCAGAATTACCCATTGTTGATGATGCACCTAAAACCATTCTTATTGATACTGAACACTCTCGCCCTGACCTAATATACCAACTGGTTAAAGTTCCATCAACAAGGGCTGGCTGAGTGCCAGATGCTTGATCCCAAGTAGCTACATAAGTATTATTAGATGTGTAAAAAGAATTATATGAGCAAGTTGTACTATCTTCCGTTATCCCAGCTCCAAAGGTGCAAGTATTAGATAAGTTTATACCCTGAGCATTATTTAGCGCAACAGGACCTGAAAAAGCTATATTACTAAAATCACAACTATTTCCGATAAGTGTAGTTGTTGCTGCTATAGATGCAACACGCCCATTATTCCAGTGCATCAGTACCATTCCTGTAGCAAGTGTAGTGCCTGTAATCAGTATATTGCCAATATAAAAATTAGATATAGAACATCCATTACCCGCCCCAGCTCCGCCAGTATTACCAATACCAAAAGCGCAACCTGATAGCCATATACCAGTGAAAAATCTTGGATGTGGAGCTAAGTCGCCAACGAGATTTATTGCTGGAACTGTTAGATTATCTATTGTATCCCCAACAAAATTCCTAACATTACACCCACCTCCAGCATCTTGAGAGAATTCTAGTGCTACACCTTTTGATGCGGCAACTCTACAATCAGATATTAGCTGATTGAATCCACTAATAACTACTATGCCTCTTCCTGTATAACTTGCGCCAACTCCTTCAAAATTTATACCTATCAGATGACACTGAGATACCATCTCTAGTTGGTCTATATTCCCCCCTTTTTTTATAGTTGTAGCCAAGTGTCCACCCAAGCCAATAAATTTCTGTCCTGACAGCATTGTTAGCTTAGATGTGCATAAATATGTGCCAGCGTTAAAATATAAAGTTCCATTTACGCCAGCGGAAGTAATAGCAGATTGAATTGCAGTTGTATCATTCGTCACGCCATCTCCAACTGCACCGAAGTCCTTAACACTCACCGATTCCCTCAACTTCCACTGCACCGTAGTAGCAACTCCCCCCGTTCCTGCTGGCAGATACCCACTCAAGTTAGAGCCATTGGGTGCGGCTAAGGTAGCCAATATCTCAACACCTTTAGCAGTTATTGTTGCAGTTATTGTTGCATTTATATCTTGCACATTATCCAGTGTGTAAACATCAGCACTTGTGAAATCCTGCACTTTAATCTTGCAATCACCTAGTACGTAGATATTAGCTTCCCCTCGCGAATCAAGATTAACAGGCTGGGTATTCTCGCTGCCACCCGTGCAAGCAGGAATTGTGTAACTCGTTTTATTAGTCGTCGTGCCTGCCGCATAGACATAAACTTTTCCGCCAGATAGACAGTTTCCGTTTAAATCGAAGAATTGAACCTTGCCGTGAATTTGTGTGCCAGTAGCCATATTTACCTCTAAGGTTTAGTTGTGCCGAGATCTGTTGCTGTTATAACGCCAAGTGTTGATACACTCAATCGCCAGTAATGTGGTGTTCCTGCTGTATCTTTAAGAACTAGCCCTTTAGTCGCCAAGTCTATGATTAAATCATCCGTAGCATCAACGCCTTTAGTTGTCCTAGATACAGCATTTAATCCAGCATAACCAGATGCAGCATTTAATTCTGTTTCTTTCTGATACTGGATATGCGGGTCAGCTAATGCTACGTGTACCGCAACCCTCGCATCTGCTGCCGAGGTAAAGTCGCTTATCGTTGCTGCAAGCTGTGTTCCTGAGTGGTTAGCTCTATCTCTATCAGTAGCATGATAATGTAGGGCTGAATCGCCTGCATCCGTTAAATCAGTTAGCTGTGCGCTCGTTAAATGCGAGTATGTCGTTGAGTTGATATTCTGTAAATCAGAGTGATTGCGGGTGACTAAATCAGTCAGATTACTACCAGTCTTTGAAACAGAGTTCCAAAAAAATAGCCCACCCGTGGACACGGGAGCAAGCAATAACTGAACAGCACTAAACCACTTCTGCCATGCTGGACTTGTTAGTTCTTTATCTCTCAATGGTGGAGGGGATAGATTGCTCATTTTTTATATTTATTCCATAACGCTTTAAGTATTGGCGTAATCATCACAGCTAATAATGCTGAACTCATTGGGCTAACCCAATAGATAACGGCATAGAAAATTTCATTAAATTATTCTGATACTTCTTTTCTATACCTTGCAGTAATGGCTGATTTTCAGTAATCAATTTTTCAGATAGCGCATTTTTAACCGCACTATTGTTTCTTGCTCCTGTTGTTGCTCCTTTAGCTAAATTGACTACTTTATCACTATAAGGAAATTTAGTTCCTAATACCGCTAATAAAGTGTTCTGAATTGGTACTGCACTATTTGAACTACTCACCGCTGCTTTCGCTGGTGATGTATTCATATACGAACCAACACGACTTAACTGTTTCAAAGTAGTTATTTCATCAGGCGTATAAAATGCCTTTAATCTCTCACCTAATGAATCAAGTGCTTTAGCAAATCCAGCAGGTCTAAAGGCTGAATCACCAGCAGTTAGGCTAGAATCTAGTCCATACGCTGATTTGCGTAGATACTCTCCAACTTGAGCGCGTGATTGCTCATAAGCATCAGGACTTGCTAATTTAAGCATCTTAGTTAAGTTAATAACGGATTCTGGATTAGCACCGACTATATGCTTTGCAACAAACTTGTCGGCATCAATCTCACCTCTCGCAGCTTGTTGTAAAGCTGGAAGCATATCGTGCATCTTAAATCGTTCTGCTGCTGCCTTTACCGCTGGCGCGTAAACTCCACCACTTGCATCAGTTTGCAGTACAGTATTTTTTACTGAGCCGCGAAGTGCTTTTAATGCTGTATTAACAGCAGGATCATTGCTTGAGTTTGCGTTGATAACCTTTAGAAGTCTATCTGCTTCTTCAACCGTAAATAACTTATTCTGCTTTCCAGTAAGCAAACCTAAATCTTCAAAGTTATTCCTAACGCCACTTGGTATCTTATCGCCAAAGTCACGCAGTGTTGTTGCGTAATCTTGAGCTAAACCCTGTAAGGGCAATTCTAAATCTTTACCTGCTGACGTTCTAGCTTGCTTGTAAAGTTCGCTAACTTTTGAACTCATAGCTTCATCAGCTTTAGTTAAAGCACCGCCTATCTCACTTCCAGCTTGATAGCGGTCTTTAGCACCTGACGCATATTTTCCAATAGTCGATCTAAGTTGGTTTTCCTGATTAGTGAAAGCAACTTTTAACGGCTCTCCAACACCAGCAACCCCGCGCAAATTCTGCTCAGTAGCATATTGCATTGGGTCGCGTGTTATTTGACCTTGAGTTCCTGTAATACCAACGCTCTTAAATTCTTGCTGGCGTAATGTAGCAGGAATATCTAATTTTTTACCTTTGCTTACAGATTCCAAAACACTATCGCGCAGCTGTTGAGCATAGCCATTTGGTAAATCGTGTATTGTCTGCCCTGAATCTTTCAATGTTGCATTGATTGCATCATCTATTTCAGGTGCAGTTATGCTTGAAACTCGCTCACCAAACTTATTGGCTAGTGAAGAACCAACTTTATTGGCTAAATAACCGAATCCAGCCCCAAGAACCCCCGCCTTAGTGCCTTCCCATGCTCTTTGCTGATAACCTTCCACTCCATTCTGTTCGGTAGGCTGTAGAGCCATATAAGCCGCACCTTGAGCCGCTACTCTTGGGATAGATGTGGCAGGAGCAGCCGCTACCATTGCCACATTACCCAATAATGATGAAATAGGAGCTTTGCTTTCTGCTTCTTTGTTCTGTCTTAGTACGTCTTGTTCGATAGGCGAAAGAGAACCTGTTACTAACTGCTTACCTCCTAGATAAGCGTTAATTGGTGCAGATGCTAAACCTCCCTTTGATTCTTCAACTTGCTGCTTAAACCTATCTAATAGACTTAGTTTAGGCTGTTCAGTTGGTTGGTATGTAGTTTGTAAGGGATGATCTGCGCTAAATCCATCCTCATTAATTGGCTTTGCCGTAGATAAAGCAAACCCACTATTCGCAGGTTTTGCGGTAGATAGGTCGAATGGCATTATTTTACTTCCTCATATTGGCTTCCATCTTTACTAACATAGGCTTTATTGCCATTTGCATCGGTATGTAAAATCCATCCTTTTGCATTAGATGATGGTAAATTTTTATTATTTTGGAATAACTCATTTCTATGCTTTTCTGGCACTTCAGCTAAAACACCGCGCATAGCTAAATCTCTATTTGCTTTCTTTTGTTGTATTACAGAAACACTATCACCTATTTGCGGAAAGTATTGTTTTTCACCGTTATCAAATTCGCTAGAAGCAATTGCAGCTCCTGATTCCCTACGTAAAACAGCATTAATAAAATCTCGTTTACCTTGGTTTAATTCCTGCTTATCACTTGATGACATTGCATTGATAGCTGTACCTAAAAAAGGTAAATTAGAGCCAATAGTTGATGTAGTAGTCCCCAACTTTTCTAGCTTGTCAAAAATATCATTAGCCGCTTTCATTCTTGAGCCAAATAACAAAGCCTTACTTTGAGTATCATTTAATGGTTTATCTGCACCAGCTCCAACGCTTACAGCAGGACGCATTCCAGCCGCTTGAGAACGTGGTACTAAAACTGGAGTTACACCATCAGGGCCAATCACAGAAACTAAAGTATTATCTTGGTTAGGTGGTCGTAATCCAGCTACTAATTTAGCTATTTCTATTTTATTATCTTGCTCGGCTTTACGCTTATCAGCAGGAGTTTCAACAACTTTAGGTGTAAATCCTTGAGGCGTAACTACTCTACCATTTGGATTTTGTGCATTAGGCGGATAAACATAACCCCCAGCATCAGCGTTAAAGGTTGGCTTTAATGTCATTTGATCGAACTGCAATTTATTTATTTGTTCTTGTGTCAATGAGTGCATAAATGCCTTCTTAGCCACTTCATCAGGACTAGCCATCTGTGATGATGTTGCACCTTCACTACCTAGCAAGTCTTTAGCTAACCAATCAAAGTGATTAGGGTCAATGCCTGTCTGTGCTGCAAGCGTTTTGTGCTTAGTCAGAATGTCAGTCGCAGATTGGGGATTCTGTGCAATTTCACCAGCCACCCCACGCATATAATCAGCTTCACGATTACGGGATGCATCGGCTTGCTGTTGAGGGATAGCGGCTTCATTACGTCTAGCAGCATTGAGTTGATAACCCTGCATCTCTTGCTGTTGAGCTAATGCAGCGAGTTTGTTTTTTTGGTCAATTTGGTTTTGTTTGCCTTGTTGGTAAAGCCCAATAGCGTTAGCCCCAGCCATTGGGTCAGGTATGTTTAATTGATTGTAAATCCCTGCATCAATAGACATTACATACCTCCTGCTACTTTAGCGGCAAAGTTAATTCCATTCCACAATCCTGACTGCCGAGCATTAGCACCAGCCATGCCAGCCGCACCTTGAGCATTTGCGTTATTAGTCCACAAATTACCCTGATTATTTGCGTAATTAGCACCCATTCCAGCCATTTGATTACCAGTGGATTGACCTGTGCCAGATAGCCCTGCAAGTTGATTTAAACGGTTGCCATATTCTTGTGATGCGTTACCTTGATTGTAGTCAATTGCGCCCTGCATAGCACCACTTGAACCCATCCCACCCCTAGCAGCTAGTGAGTTAGTTAATGCCATATTGCCTTGCTTTAATCTGAATTGATAGCCAGGGTCTTTAGCAAGTTCAGCCGCTGTATCTATTGTACCATTCAACCCCATCAGGTTTTGTTGAGCTGTTAATGCACCTTTTCCAGCTTGCAACCAAGGAGCTAGGTTAGTCTGTCCAATATCGAACTGACGCATATTTTCTGCCGTGGCTCGATCAGTAGCAGAACCTTGCAATGCAGCCGCTCTCAACGCTGCATCTTGTGCATCTTTACCTGATAAGGTATCAAATACACCTTTAACACCTTTTAATACATTACCAGGATTTATAGGGCTATCACTTTTAAATGGATTCAAGTCACCTAAACTAAACGCTTCTTTTAGTCCAGTATCAGGGTTATTAGTGAGTTTTTTACCGTGTGCGGTAGCTAATCGCATGAGCGCATTAACTTCATGCTTTGACATGTGGACGAGTTCAGTATCACCGAATCGCCCCTTTTTCTTGAGTTGCTGGATTGTTGCCATATATCCTCCTAACACCTCACGGCGTATAAGTTAATTCATTTTACTCTAAATAATCATTTGATGATATTAAATCATTCTAAGTATGCCGCTAATAATACTGTGCGGACGTTTTCCGTACCGCTAACCTCATATACCCTAGGCTGTCCCGAAGTCATCCCAAGCCGATACCAATTCACCCGCTTGGAAAATTCCCCGATGTTACCCATAGAACGCCACTTCTCACTAGACCATGTATGTCCTGCATCGTTGGAATATCTCAACATAATCTGAGGATCAACACCACCAACTAATCCAACACCACACTCTAATTCTAGCGTTAGTTTGTGATGTGGTGTTCTGTGCATATCACTTTCAGGTGCGCGCCACGATCTAACCCACTTCCTCGTTGTTCCACCATCTTGATTTACGCTTAACTCAAGTGAGTAAACTTTCCCATCTGTGTAGTCACAGACTAAATGCTTATTGTCAAAATAGGCGTATTCCTGAGCTTCCCATCGGCTAAATAACCCAGTTATAGCTGAGAATGATGCTCTCTCATGCCACATCTGAGTGTTAATATCATAGGCAAAGGTTTTGCCCCCAGTGGGAAAAGTAATTACATAGAAGTGATGCCCTTCCTGCTGGTAAGTAAACGAGATAGCGTCTGAGGTATCACTCATCTGTTGGATAGCGTATTCAACTGAATAACTTGACAACCTTACTGGTGTATAACCATTTAACCTATAAACCACGCCTAGACCAGTAGAAGCGCGTCCGAGCCACATCACTGAGTTATCAATCTTAGCAATGGAATAAGGAGCAATACACCCTACCTCAAATATCCCAGATACGTTCTTCTTCCAAGGCGAAGCTGTTGCATCACCTGTATCATAATAACATTCGCTAGATGTTTCACAGAAAGCCACATATTCATTATTACTAGCTATTCCACCGATAATATAATCAGGGTTTGCATCGACAGTTTGATTTAATGCCTGACCTGTTCCATCCCCGTAACTATCCCAATAAATACCATTCAATGGGTATGAAATCCTAAAATCTTGAGTATTCGGCATGGTGACAGCAAACCGACCATTCATATAAGTAACTGTCTTGCAGCCGTTTGGAAAGTATGCCGCTGTTATTTTAACTAGTACGTTAGTCGCAAAAGTGTATATCCAGCCATCAATACCATTAACAACAATAAGCTGTAATCCATTATCAGTCATCCGACTAACCGTAGCTTGTGTAATCGTACCTCTATTGGTTAATACTCCACCAGTAGTAACCTCGTAGAATATCGACCCTGCAACCATGAAACAACGTCCATTTGAAGCGGTATAGATGCCAGAGGTTATATCTCCGCTCGGTGTAGTGATGTAAGTTTGAAGTCCTGGCGTAGTGATAAACGCTCCGACCGTTCCATCATTGTTAGTGGTTGGATAGAGATTGATTAATTTGTTATCACTGACATTAATGCTGCGTTGTTCGTCAGTACCTGACAAAAATCCAGCCATCTTAGCCATTAGTAACCACCCAAGAACGCTTGTAAACTACCACCACGTTGCGGAAGTATATCCGTAGGTAATCCCATTGTAGGCACGATATTGTTGATATTCCCAACCGCTTTCTTCGCTGATTTGTAACGCTGCAAAGTGATAGGTGAAAGAATACCAGTAGGATATTGAGGGCTGAGATTGATAGCCAAACTCGCAATGAGTAACGTTTCATATCCTGGCGGCATTAACAAAGTCGTTGCCAAGGTTGGGAAAGTATCCACCAAGTCCAGTACGCGACAATTCAACGTACAACCTGTAGCGATAGGCCACAAATTAACCTTACCGTCAGGAACTAACCCTTCATAGTAAATAGTTGTGGTATTTGCCCCAGCCGCACCTTTGTAGATGATTGAATCGAACTTCTGATTGTCGACTACTCGCACTGGATAAGAGATACCACCTCTATCAACCCACGCTGTGTCAATTTTAATCGGGCGGTTAGTAATAACATCACCAGTTGGCCCGACAGTAAATGAGGATTGACCCGTAAGAGCCATTGAAAATAGCGAAGCATGATAAGCAAACGATTGATCGTTGCTTAACAAATCCATAATTCGGTTTAATTCACGAAATGCGCCGTCTGTCATTGCTGCCGTAGGTGTATCACCCTCGGCTAAGACGTTTAGCTCCATAAGAGCATCGTTTATCATCGTTTGAGCTGTAGCCATACAAACTCCTTGGAGAATCCCGCCCAGCGTTTCACAACGTTAGGGCGGGGGTATTACTTAGTGAGTTTGTGTCAAACCTGAAGGATTGAGGACTACCCAATCAATCGCTGTTGAAGCTGTCGCGTTAGCTGTGCCGTAGATCGTGAACGAACCAGCCGCACACAAGATACGTTCCACACGCAACAAAGTACCATCAGCCGCAGCCTGAGCCACAACCGCATATACTTTACTTGTCGCATCAATCAGTGCGTTAGTAATAACAACCGAGCTTGCACCTGCTGCAATCGTTGCACGACCTTGAACTAAGTTGGCCGTAGCCGCGCCAGTTGTAGTTGTTGCCGATGCAGATACGGTAGCGTAGTTTTGAGCTACCAGAGCCGCTTCTTCACTTGATTGAAGTTGCACAGTAGAACCAGCGGTATAGCCTTTGTAATCACGAGATAACAGAATCATTTTAATTCTCCTTAAACATTTTAGAACCCCTCAATTAAGAGGGGCTAAGTTATTGATTAAACCGCGTACTTAACTGCTAATTCTGGGTAGGTCGCAGCCCATCCAAACAACACGTCAATACGCATGATGCTGTTATCGTTCGTACCGTCATAGAACTCAGTAACTTTCAAGTTCAAGCCTTTGTACTCTTGTTGAGCAACATCAATCACACCTTTACCGCCAGGAGGCGCCCACATTGGAACAGTTGCCAATGTAAACGCATCTTTATGATATCCAACGTTACAACCGTAAGAGGTAGAAGCTGCACCGAAGATAACATAAGGTGAACCAGTTGTAGGTGATGCGGTTACGTTCTGGAACGCGCCGCTTGTCACAATCGCTGGGCTAATGCTGATAGTTGTTGCACCTACCAACGCATCAGCAGTAACTACGAACTGAGCCAATACGCCCGTTGATTGACGAGATTGAGGATTGACCGCATTCACGCCTGGCAATGTAATTACAGTACCCTTTGACAATGTACCACCAGCAACCGCAACAACCGTAATGGATGAACCTGTTTGACCAGCACCGTTAATGTTTGTTGCTGTAGCTGCACCGTTCGTGTGAGTAGCTACGTTCTGATCCATGAAGTATTGCAAGCCTAACGAATCAACCATCACGCCAGAACCATACTGTTCGCTGATTTTTGCAGAAGAGTTAAACAATCCAGCAAAACCAGTTACAAAGTTAGCATTCAAAGCTGGTGAAAGTGCCAAGCTACGTTGCTTATCACGAGGAGCAGCCATTTCATCCAAACGCTGATTGATAGCAGTTACGCCACCGATTGCTAGTGCTTGAGTGTTAGGAGCTGTGTAAGCTGAGTTCAGCGCGTTAAACACTGAGTCATGTGCCATTAACAGACCTTGACGGTCAATCTCGTTAGCTACTGTTGCCATTGCTGCTTGCAACTTGCTTTCCAACTTAGTCAACGACAAAGTGCGCTCGTTAGAGGTGAAGTTCAAATCAGTACCACCTTGGCTCAATGTCAAAGGTACGGTTGATTCTACAGTTGATTGTGGGTTAGCAACACGACCAGCACGCCATGTATAACGTGGGGGCTTTTTAATGTTGATTGTTTGACCTGGCGCATATCCGCGACCCATGTTTGAGGTAAATTCTTGATCCCAATCACGGTTAACGTTAGCAGAAAAGCCCAGCATATTTTCGAGGATTGCCAAGGATTCCTTGGCTACGATACTACAGGTGACTAAACTATTTGACATGGCTTACTCCTTAATTAAGATTGAACACTATCGCGCCCATCTAGCACCCTGTTTAGCCCTCAATGCGATGTAATCATCCATCGAGGATTTTGACAAGTCACTATTTGCTGCTCCGCCACGATTGCCTATTGGCTTAATCGGTGCAGGTGCATTTGACGCTTTCACAGTTTGGGAGCTAATCCTAGCTTCCAGTTTGCCAATTTCAGCCGCTTGACGTGCAGGACTTAATGCAGAGATTCTCTCAGCATCATCAGGGTTTGAGGTTAAATGAGCCGTAATCTTCGCAGCTACATCACTATCTAAAATGGCATAAGCCATTGCATCAGTGATAGGTAATTCATCAAATGCTTCACGATCAAAGCCTGAGATTTTTGCAGCTTCCTGCATAATCTTTTCAACCTTATTCGCTACTGTTGCACGTTGACTTTCTGCTTGTGACTTCTGGCTTACTTGTTCGCGCTGTTCAAGCTTCCAATCTGCTACCGCTTCCACGTAATCTTCAACATTGGCATATTGTGCCAGTGTTGGCTTACCGCTTGGCTGTTCAGTTTGTTTAGATTCCTGACGTTGGTTTGTCATACTCTCTAACTTGTCTGCGTAAACCTTTAATGCCCTTCGTTCTGCTCGTACTGCTTCTTTGGCTACACGCTTCTGAATAATCTCGTCCAACTCAGCTTGAGTGAACTTCTTTTCATCTGCGTCCTGTGGTGTATTTTCTTCTGCCGATTCCACAGTTATATCGGGAGTAGTCACTACTGTTTCAGGTGTAGTTGCCTGTT